TGCTACTCCAATATATCTTGAGAAGACTGAGCTGAAAGGATCTGGATCATTGATCAAAGCAATGCCAAATCGCTATGTCAGATCACTGAGGGGGTCTGACGATTCTAGTATCAACGTAAGTTATCATATCAGTAGATTATATCAGGCGACATCTGACGGATCTGGTGTTATAGTAATTGATCTTATCAATTCTGGTGAAACTTTCAATCCAACAGTCAGTTCAACTAATTATCAGATCACAACCACAGCAGGTTCTACTGTAACAACAATTACTGGTGCACTGACAAATTCAAATACTAGATTGACTGTTTCAGGATTGGCAAATAATACATCATACAGAATCAGCACTTCAATTGAAAAACGTTCTTTTGCTGCGGCAGAAAAACAAAAAATTCGTAAAGTGAATAAATTCATTCTGACTACACTTAATTCAATTGATAAAGCATTTATTCAATTATCTGAAGCCGATTGTGTGAGTTTAGTGTCTGTCACTCAATCTGGTGGCACTCTTTTTGATTTTGCGAATAGAACTGCATCTGTTGAATATTCTGAGACAAATGAGACTGATATTACATCTTATTACAAATTAGACTCTGGACAAACACCATATTATTATGGTCTTGGTAAATTAGTTCCACAATCAGGATTTATTCCAAGTGCACCAATCAAAGTTACTTATGAGTATTATGATCACACAGACGGTGATTATTTTTCTGTAAATTCTTATGATGTTCCATATGATATGTTACCTGTAATTGGTAATATGAGTGCATCTGATTATATTGATTTCAGACCACGCATTGCTGGTACTGGAACAAACTTTGCCGTGGTGAATGGAGCTTCACTGACTGAACCAATCTCATCAATCTATACAATTGAGACGGATTATTCTTATTATTTACCAAGGCGTGATATATTGCAGGTAGATGGATCTGGTAACTTTAGAATTGAAGAAGGAATTCCAAGCGATACACCAGTCGCACCGTTACCAAATGAAATGATGACTGTTCTTGCATATATTGATGTTGATCCCTATACCTACAACTCATCAGCTAATTGTGTCCATGTATCTGTAAATCCATTACGAAGATATACTATGAAGGATATCGGTTCAATTGATAACAGACTGGAAAATGTTGAATATTATACTGCACTATCAGCACTTGAAAAAGAGACAAATGATCTTCAGGTGAAAGATGAATTCGGTTTAGATAGATTCAAAAATGGATTTATTGTAGATCAATTCAAAGATCATGGCGTTGGTGATGTCAATAATCCGGATTATAAGTGTGCAATTGACGAACAGAATTTGGAAATGCGTCCAGCTTTCAATTCAGCTGATACAAAATTGATTGAAAGTGCAGTACAATCACGGACAATCAATCATTATCAAGTGACCGGTGATATTATAACGCTGCCATATTCAGAGACTCCAATAATTGAACAGCGAGTAGCGACTGGTGCTGAATACGTGACACCTTTCACTCACATTAGAACTTCAATTGGTGTATTGAAAGTGTATCCAGCATCTGATACTTGGACTGATACTGAAACATTACCAGAGGTCATTCAAAAATCAGAAGGAAACTTCAACGCTATAAATGCTATGGCAAGAGCAACTGGAATAATTGGAACAGTTTGGAATTCATGGCAAGAAGTTGGTAGGACCACAGTCGGAACATCATTATCGTCAAGTTCATCTACATCTAGAAGAACTAATTTGTGGTGGAATATTGATACTACGGTAACTACAACAACTCTTTCTGGAACTGATAATGTTAGACAACAAAGATCAGGTACAGAATCATTCATCCAAGAAAGATGGGATGAAGTTGGTAGAACAACTTCGATAGTTGATGAAAAATGGGCACCCTTCATGCGGCAAAAGGCCATTGTTCTATATTCAAAGAAAATGATGCCCACTACAAAATTCAAAGCATACATTGATAATAATGATGTAACTAAATATATTGTCCCCGCTGATACAATTAGATTCACATCAAAATCTGGCACTTTTTTGAATTACCAAGATTCCGGTAACAATCAGTCTGATCTTTCAAACAGACAATATGGCACAAATGCTTATGATATTCTTGAACGAGGTGAGATCGTAAAGGGTATAACATCTGGTGCGACAGCAATTGTTATAACGGAAGAAAAACAAAATACAAATGGAACAATTGAAACTGTTCTTAAGGTTGTGAATAAAAAAGGAACTTTCACTTCAGGTGAAACCATTGTTGGTCAAATGTCTGGCGCGACTGCTGTATTTTCATCATATACAACTGAATCCCTTATAGTTGAATCCAATTCAAGTTCAGCAGCAACTAATAGTGCAGGATCATTTTATGGCATTTTGATGCTGCCAAATAATACTGAATTGAAAATACCTGCTGGTATAATCACGATATCATTGCGCGACAATCCAATTGAAGATAATATCACAACAAAATCAAATGCTGATTATAATGGCCAAGGTTTGATTTTGTCCAAACAAACAAACATAATGTCTGTTCGTAATGGAACTATAGCAACAAGGCAAGCATCAGAATCAAGAAACATCACAGAAAATTGGTCGACGGTTGTAGGACAATCAACTTCGACCTCATGGAGTTCAAACTGGAACTGGGGCGGTGGCGGACGCGATCCTCTTGCTCAGACATTCAAACATAGTGATGTCGGTGGTATATTCATTACAAGTGTGGACTTATATTTTTATGATGTTCCAGAAAAGGCAGTCGAAGATGCTGACAACATTTTCTTGAGAATCCATGAAGTTGTCAATGGATATCCTGGTCCCACGATTATCCCATTTAGTCAAGTGACGAAAGCACCAAGAGATATTACAGCATCAACTACATCATTGATCCCAACAAATTTCAAATTTGAATCTCCTGTTTATCTTGAAGATAATAAAGAATACTGCATCATCGTCGGATCTGGTTATTCAAATAGCAGAATTTGGATTTCAAAGATGGGCGAACTTGCGATTGATGGTAATTTGGTCACTAAACAACCAAATATGGGTTCGTTCTTCAGATCACAAAATCTGTCAACTTGGGAAGCAGATCAACTGACAGATATGTGTTTCACTTTACATAAAGCTGTCTTTGATAATTCACAATATGGCCACGTATCATTCAATCACAATACAGTATCATCAGCGAAATTAGATATCCATCCAATCAAAGTAAATGCTAATGAGACTGTCTCTAGAGTGTGGCACCGCAATCATGGTTTAGAAAATGGTGATTTAGTGACATTTAGTGGTGCTACATCACTATTTGCTCATCCAACAGCCGCTGAATTGAATAGACAATTTACAGTTGCTAATGTTGATACTGATTCTTACACCATAACGCTACCAGTTGCTGCATCATCTTCCGGTTGGATTGGTGGTTCAACAATCACAGCTACACAAAACGCTAAAATGGATGTAATGTATTTCAATGGTAATGATTTTGTATTACCGAGTACTCATATAAATTATGTGTATCGTAGTACATCTCGTAAAAACAATATAACATCAAAATCTACAACTGAATATCCATTACAAATACGCCGCAATGTATATTTCAACGATTCACAGTATTTGTTATCAACAGAAAATATAGGTAAACATCTCAGTAACGAAAATTCATTATCAATTGAAGCATTTTTATATAGCGACAATGTAAATCTATCTCCAGTTATTGATCTTGAGACATTCTCTGTCCATTCAATATCAAATAGGATCAATTCACCAGTTTCAACAAATTTGAGTATTGATACAAATATTATTCTGAATAATGTTATGCCAACAGCAGGTGTGGAATTCAATTCAGCTGGATATTTTAGAATAACTGACGCCACTAAATTTGATGAATTCAGTGGAATAAAGGTTGGTTGTTATGTCCAATTCAGTGCTGCAGCGACTGATACACTAAATGCACTAAATGCTACCAATAAAGCTAAATTGTTAGTGACTAAAGCCGAAACAGACAATTCTACTTATTTCAAAATTTACACTTCATCGCCTGTATTCACACAGACATATACAGAAAGTAATTTGACTTTGAAGCAATATGAAAATTACATTGATTTCATAGCACCTGATGAAACTAGCAATTTACATAATTATGTCTCAAAGATTGTCACTCTGACTAAACAATCTTCTGGATTCAAATTATTGGTGGATTATAATAAACCAACTGGCGTTGAAATTGATGTCTATTACAAAATAGATCTGAAGTCATCATATAAAAATCTGGCCAAAGAAAATTGGATAAAAGTTGGCGGTTTATCTTTCCTAAGTGAAGCAAATAGAGATAAATTCACTGAAAAGGAAATTGATCTTGAAACAGAAGCATATGATCAAATTACTATCAAAATTGTCGGCAAATCATCAAATACTGCTAAGGTGCCAAGATTCAAAAATATGAGACTGCTGGCGCTGGCATAAATATTACACAATTTTATTTGAGTGACTTATGGCAATCAATCTAACATCATCTCCATATTTTGACGATTATCAGGAATCAAAAAAATATCATAAGATTCTTTTTGTTCCTGATCGTCCAGTCCAAGCGCGTGAGCTCACACAAATTCAAACGATTATCCAGAATCAAATAAAACGACTTGGGGATTTTACATTTCAAAATGGAACTGTTGTAATACCAGGCAAAATTGATTTTGATAATCTAGTAACATACATAAAATTAGAACCACTCTATAACGGAGTGTCTATTGATAATTACATCGCAGATTTCATTGATAAACCAATATCAAATACAAATGGTGTAAGAGCTATCGTAGTTCACGCAGAACCATCTGATAATACAGATCCACCAGTCCTATTCATAAAATATATTTCCGGCGGTATAGATGCTAATGGAGTATATTATACAACATTTGATCAATCTGAAGTACTGACACTAGAAACTACCACCACCTCAGTTCAAGTAGCTCCATCGTCATACACAGGTAAAGGTTCGCTTGCTTATATGACAGCAGGCGTATATTATATGAATGGATATTTCATTCAGGTGTCTAAACAGTCACTCGCATTAGATAAATTTAGTAGCACACCGTCTTATCAAATTGGATTAGAATATACTGAATCAATTGCCACCGCGATAGAAGATAATACATTATACAATAACGCTGAAGGTTTTTATAATGAGACCTCATTAGGTGCTGATCGTCTAAAAATTGAACTCAAATTGGCGAAATATGACTATTTTTCCACTCAACCAGAGACACAATTTGCCACACTATTGTCTTTGAAAGATGGTGAAGTTCAATATATTCAAAAAAACACAAAATTGGCTAGAGTTGGTGATATTTTAGCACAAAGAACACAAAACGAATCTGGCGATTATATTGTAACAAAATTCAATTATAAATTGTTGCCATATCATAGCAATAATAGAAATGAATGGACTGAGAACACTTCATATGCTAAAGACGACATAATTCAATATAATGGTAAATATGCTACAGCACTAAATTCTGGCATCTCATCGTTCACTTATCCATCTGCTGATTATGGAACATTTCAAGATGGTGATATTACTTGGTTGGTTGTTACTGATCCGGTATTCAATGGTGGTCTAAACATTTCTCCTGATAATACAAATGTATCAGTTTTGAAAATAAATGCTGGTAAATGCTATATTCAGGGATATGAAATTGATTTGACTGAAGGATATAAAACAGTCAATCTTAATAAAAATGTAGCACATTCTGATTTGACTACTGAATTGATAAAGCCACAGCAGGGACAATATTTCATAATTGATAACATTTATGGAATTCCAAATATCAGTGGATTCCAACAAGCAAACATCAAAAATAATAAATCTGAAATCGTCGGAACTTGCAGAATTAGAAATATGTCATGGCACGATGGATCTTTTGGTACTACATCACTGAAATGTAAATTATTCATTTTTGATCTAAAAATGAATGGATCAAATACATTTGCTAGAGATGCCCAAAAAATTTCAGGTAGTGGATTCAATGCTAATATCGTTGGTGTAAATTCTCTATTGTCTGGTAATGTTAGTACAACAGGATCTAATGATGCGGTTTATGGTAATGGAACATTATTTGAGTTGGAATTAGCACTAAATGATACGGTTATCATTGGAAATAAAGAATATCAAGTTGATGGTATTTCAAATTCCGTTGAATTGAGTGTATCTCCAACCATAACAACTATCAATACTTCAGTACCAATTTACAAAAAGACATCAACATTATACGGCGACAATTCATTGTTACAATTGATGAGCCATTCAGCAATAAAATCTGTATCTCAATATGCGACATATTATGTAAATAGATTATTTGAGATACAATCAATTGACGGATCAATAACTCTGTCTGTGTTTAATGCGAATGAAGTGTTTGCTGATCCGTCTTCAGAATTGCATATTGTATCTAGTGTATCGGGATCAGCATTGACCGTATCACCAGATATCAGTTTGACTGGATTGAACAATAGTCAATTGCGAATTACAAAATTAGTTGCTGGTACTGTATATAGAATTTTGACTACCATCCGCAAAAAGAATTATAGTTACAAGAAAAAAACTCGTAAATTCACTACGATAAAACTTAACAGACTTGTTGATGTTGATAAAGCAATAATTTCACTCAATGAAGCAGACATTTCTAAAATAATCAATATAACACAGTCTGGCGGCGATCCGTTTGATTTTGATAAAAGAACTGATGTAGTTGATTACCAAGTTTTAGGTGAAACAGATATTACTAATTATTATCAGTTGAATACTGGAACTACAGACACATATTACGCAATGGGTACACTTACAGCACTCGGTGGATATATCCCAAGTGCACCAATAAAAATAACATTTGAATATTTTGATCACGCTACATCTGGCGATTATTTTTGTGTTAGTTCATACGATGCAGATGTAAACTTTGATTATCTTGATTTCAGATCAAGAATGTCTGATAGTGGACTAGATTTCACCTCAGCTGGAAGTTCAATATCTGAACCATTATCTGCAATATACGATATTGAATTGTCTTATGACTATTATCTACAAAGACGAGATTGTATTGAATTAGATAATAAAGGTAATTTTAGGATTGAAGAGGGCGTTCCTTCTTTACAGCCAGTCGCGCCATTACCAAATGAAGACCATGTTATTGTTGCTTATATTGATCATTATGCCAATGGTGACACAAAAATAACAGAAGTACCAATGAAGAGATATACGATGAAAGATATCTCTAAAATAGATGATAGACTCACTGCGACTGAATATTATTCATCATTGGATACCATTCAGGGTAAATTCAATAGTGACTCGATCACAGATGAATTTGGATTCTCACGGTATAAATGTGGATTTTTGACAGATGTTTTTAGTACTCATCTTGGAAGTATCACGAATGGCGATTATAAATGTTCCATTGATCAACAAGAATTAGAGTGTCGTCCAGCATTTTCCGTCTCAGATGTCAAACTTATTGAATATGGTAATAATCGTGTCTCAGAGTTTTACCAAATAACAGGTGATTTGGTGACATTGCCATATACAGAAGAAGTTTTGATGGAAAATATATCAGCATCAAATCCAGAGGGTATCACGCCGACATCATCTGTATTAGGAACAGCAATTGGTGGTGTACTATCTGTTTATCCGTCATATGATTCTTGGATAGACACTGAAACTGAACCAAATATCACTCAAACAAGTGAAGGATCATATAATAGTATAGTGACAGTCGGTAAACAATTGAATATAATCAAAACAGTATGGAATTCTTGGCAAGAAACTGCAAGGACAAATATATCAACAAATACAAATGTCATCACAAATGTTTCAGTGACATCTGGTTCAAGAACATAAACTGTAACGGTATATTGGTAAAATGAAAATAAGATTAGGATTTGTAAGTAATAGTTCCTCTGCATCATATGTTGTAACTATACCAACTGTAACGACAACTACTACTGTAACTAAAACAGTATCAGGTTCTGATCTTGTGACATATGGTCGTTCTGGTATTGAAACTTATGCTCAAGAAAGATGGGATGAGTTGGGTAGAGTGACATCAGTGAAAGCAGTAGAATGGGAACCTTGGGCTAGATCAAGAGCAATTGTGATTTATACAAGAGGTCTAAAACCAAACTCACAGATGTTCATTTTTATTGAACAGAACAATGTGTCTAAGTATTTCAATCCAGCATATGTCATAACAATGACTGGAAAAACTGGTAAATTTACAGATTATAAAAATACTTCAGCGGCCAGCGTGAATCTTTCAGAAAGACAATATGGAACAAAGGAATTCAATATAATTGATCGTGGTGAGATTATCACGAATGTGACCACAGGTGGAACAGCAATTGCTATTCGTGATGAAGAAAACAAATTGTATATTGTAAATCCTAAAGGAACTTGGTCTGTTGGAAATTCAATTCGTGGCCAAACGTCTGGAGCAGTTGGAACTATTGCTACATATATCCATCCAACGACAACAGTTTCAACTTCAGTTGGATCAGTATTTGGAGTTTTGGAAATTCCACACGATGATACAATGAAGATTCCAAGCGGTATAACTACAATTATGGTTCGGGACGCGATAAATAAATCTGACACTACATCATATGCTGAAACTTCATATAATGCTTATGGATTGGAAAAAACTCAGGGTACTACTATTATGTCTGTGAAAAATGCTGATATTATAACTCATAATGTCACTCAAACAAATGTAGTCACTCAAAATTGGTCAAATACAACTTCATCATCAAGTTCGGTTACAAGAGATGTCTAATATAGCACCTTTAGCTCAATCATTCAAGCATAGTGATGTGGGCGGAATTTTTGTCACTAAAGTTGATTTATTTTTTCATTCTGTAAATACAGATCCTGGATCATTCATATTCTGTGAACTGCGAGAGATGATCAATGGATATCCTGGTCCTACTGTAGTTCCATATTCTACTGTAACAAAACAACCGTCTGATATAAATGTCAGTACGACAAATGCAATTGCCACCCAGTTCAAATTTGAATCTCCAGTATATTTGTTACCAGATGTTGAATATGCTTTGGTCGTCGGTGCGCCATATGATTATTCAAATAAAACAAAAGTATGGACAAGTCAGATGGGAGAATTGACACTCGCCGGTCAAATTATAACGAAACAGCCAAATAATGGCGCTATGTTCCGTAGTGTAAATGATTCAACTTGGACTGCTTATTCACTCAATGATATTTGTTTTAGATTATACAAGGCTAAATTCAATACATCAAGATATGGTAAATTGTCACTCGCCAATCTGACTTTCAGTTCAATTGAAATGGATTTAGACCCATTCAAATTGACTTCTGGATCAAAAACAGTCAGAGTACATCATCTATCACACGGTCTAGAAAATGGTGATTGGGTACAATTTTCTGGATCCTCATATTCAGCGCTGAATAATAAATTCGTGGTTTTCAATTCTACACTAGATGATTTTACAGTTGAACTTCAATCAAATTCAGCAATAACTGCTTGGACGGGTGGTCCATCTTGTTTCATTCTTTCCAATAAAAAGATTGATACTCTATATTTGAACGGCAAAGACATGGTGTTGCCAGACACTCATATCAATTATACATATCGGACAACAAATTCAGCTAGAGTACAATTACAAGACGATTATCCCATTCAAATTAAGCGCAATACAAATATGTCTCAGCCACAATTTGTGCTTAACAATCTGAATGAAACTCAATATCTTAATGATAAATCGCTGAAATTTGATGCTTTGCTTTACAGTAACAATCCAAATGTATCTCCAGTAATTGATTTATCATCAATGTCTGCTCATATTATCACAAATAGAATCAATAATGTCACTGAATCAATAAATCTAGCAATTGATGCTAATACACTAATATCTGGAACAGTGACAGATGGAGTGGTCTTCAATTCATCTGGAACGATTACAATCACAGACACTACAAAATTTGATGAATTTGATGCTATCAAAATAGGCCAATATATCCAATTTTCTGGAACATCATCAAATAACAATAAATTATTAGTCAAAGCTAAAGAGAAAACTGATACGACATATGTCTTGACAATAGTTTCAACTATTGCTGTAGTAAATGAAACTTGTTCTTCAGCTATAACGCTGAAAGCATTTGAGATGTTTATTGATCCGTTAGCTCCTGGTTGGACAAGTAGTGCAGCAAATTATATTTCTAAAATTCTATCTATTGATAAACCAGCAACAGGATTTAGATTGATATTTGACTACATAAAACCAACAGGAGCAACTATCAATATATATTTCAGATATGACCTATCTAGTTCAAAAGATAATATAGAAACCAAGATATGGGATTCAGTTGAGGAAACCTTTATTGATACGAACGTACCAATAGAAAAATGTATTGATTTAAGTCCTCATACAGGTATCTACGATTTAGTACAGGTAAAAATTGAATTCAAATCCAGTAATACATCAGTAGTACCTAAAATCAAGAATTTTAGATTGACCTCTTTTGTATAACCATGACTTATTACCTATACAACCGACTACAGGTGAATTTTATATTATGTCAATAATATTGTCAAATAAATTATGAATAAACTGTTACAGATTGATAAAGCTGTTGTGAATGAAAATAATGATGATTATCACGCATACATAGCAAAACGAAAGTTGTTACAAGCATCAAAAACCACACAAAATATGATGGAAACTCGTATTTCTCAATTGGAAACAAGAGTGAAAGAACTTGAACGAATTGTTCTTGCGATAAATATATCATAATTTCAAAGAGTAGAATTTTATGACAAAACCACTAATTTCAGTCCAAAATACGCTTGAACAATGGCGTCAAATGACAAACAGAATCAGCCATAATATTGGCGATCCTGTGAATGTCTATAATTCCGACGCGCCATCTTCAGCAGAAGCGACACTCACTGGCACTCCTTTCACTAATGTCACTGATCCATACAATCACGACGCTACTATAGTAGATGAAGGGTCTGTATCTTATAACGGTGAGATCAGTGCTATAGTTCTAGCATTGAATGATCTTGGATCAAGAAAATTGAAGCGCACTGGTGATACAGTAAATGGTAATTTTGGTGTAAAACAGAAACTACAAGTTGAAGGTGACACACACATCGGTCGATCTGCATCCACCACAACATTGACAATTTATGGAACTGCTGTTGCTATACCTAATAGTCTGAACTTCAATTCTAATACATTGTATTTGGATGTTGCTTCAAAGGTCGGCATTGGTCAAACGCCAACATCAACTGAGATATTACAGGTTACTGGTAACACTAAACTGACAGGCACGTTACAAGTAACACAAAATGCCCAGTTTGATGCAGATGTCGACGTTCGTGGTGGTGACTTGACCACAAATCAAACGACATTCAATCTTGTGAATACAACAGCAACAACAGTGAATTTTGCCAATGCAGCTACTACATTAAGTGTTGGTGCTAACACTGCCTCGTCATATGTTGATGTCCGTGGAACAAAAGTTTCAACTACTACAACAACTGGCGCTTTGGTTGTCGCTGGTGGCTTGGGTATTGGTGAAACCGCAAATATCAATACATCTTTGACAGTACCAATCGTATATGGTCAATCA